CAATGGCTTCTAAATGCATGCACTGCAAGGGGGACGCTACCCCTGTGTGGAACGCCCAGTCGAAGAAGTTCGACTACAACATCAAGACCTGCATGCCTTGCAGTGAGAAAGAGACCCACTGGGACTATCCTTTTATCTACAAGGAAATCTTCACCCGCAAGGGACTGGAGTTTTGTACCAAGCATCCCGAATACCCTGTGGGTTTCCATGGCACAGATAGGTCTAGGAGCCCCTTGTACGACAAAGCGGAGTCATGGGAGCCTAAGGACGACAAGTGCGGTCTAATCCTGCATGGAGAGACTGGTGGCGGTAAGAGCCGAGCCGCATGGCTGGTGTTCAATAAACTCTGGATGCGTCATTACCCTGACCGCAGTCTATTCCTCCAGATGCGTAAGTTTGAAGGGCTCATCGAAAAGGGCTTTGATGACCGAGAGCATGGTAAGGTTCTTGACATTCTTATCTCCTGCCCAGTTCTGGTATTGGATGACTTTGGCAAGGAACGCCTGACCCAGCGACTGGAGTCTGATATTTTTGCAGTTCTCGATGAAAGAACCAGCAATCTCAGGACTACAATCATCACGACAAATTATACAGGCGATAGGCTTGTTGACAGGTTCTCTAACAAGGAGACAGGCGTTGCCCTAGTGAGACGCTTGCGTGATTACTTCGTCCCGATGGCGGCTTGATATTATAACTGTCATAACTAGACTTTCCCTGTTCGTGCTACGGCAGGGACTTGGTTCATCATGAAAAACCGAAAGGTTCTGGTGCATAGGGGTGGTTCCCTATGCATTAGTTTTTTAGGGACTTGCATCCCCCCTCCCTTGTCCGTTATAAGGAACACGAACCTGACCCACATGATTGATAACGATGAAAATGATAACGCCTTTCTCCAGAGGCGTTCGGAACTGTATACGGCTATTGCCAAGTCTCTTTTTGAGACAAAGGACATAGCCCCAGACAGCACCAATCCGTTCCATAAGTGCAAGTACGCCAGCCTGTCGGCTCACCTGAATTATATCAAGCCTATCTTCGCTAAGAACGGCCTTGCTATCCTTCAGTTCCCGACAAGCGGTGCTGACCTTCACTGGAGCGGTAAGGAAGCAAAGACTGGCTCTATTGGCATCAAGACTATTATTCTTCACAAGAATGGTGATAGCATTGAAGAGTCCTGTGCTGTGCCGATTGATGCGGAAACTACGGGCCAGCAAGCGGGTGCTTTGCTGACCTACCTGAGACGCTATGCTCTCGCCTCTGTGGCTGGCATTGCTACTGAAGATGACGATGCTGAGTTTGACCGACAGGTTAAGACTGTTGCTCCCAAGCAATATGTTGCCCCTAAGCCTGTTGCCAACTACATCACTGGCCTGACCACACCTGAGCCGTCCTCTGGCGATATCGACCCCTCCATCCCTGTGCCTTTCGGCAACAACAAGGGAACTCCTATCGGTGAACTTCAGGGCAATGACCTTGCTTACTGGGCCACCAAGTGGGAGCCTCGTCCTTACGAGAAGACTGGTCGAGTCACCGCAAAGGATGCTAAGTTGAAGGCCACAGCCGTTGCCCTCTACAGCAACTCTCAGGCTCCCAAGCAAGAAGACGAATCCTCTGACGAGGTTCCGTTCTAAGTAATCTAGGGGGCAGGATTAAGTTCCTGCTCCCTACCCCCTTTTTTTATGAAACGATTCCTTAGCCTATTCGCAACCTCCCTCTTCGGTATTTCCACTGAAGCCAAGACTATCGACATGACTGACTTCATGGATAGGCTTGCAATCATTGAGTCTAATGGCAACTACAAGGCCGTTGGAGACAATGGAAAAGCCATCGGCATGTACCAAATGCATGAAGAGGCATATAAAGACGCACTTGCATATGTTCGCATCAAAGGAGATGGCATCCATGAACTTCTTCATGCCGCCAAGCGTGGCAAAGATTGGAAGAAAGACCTTGCTGACCCTGATTACGCTAGGTACTTTGCCGTAGCATATGTTCACATTATTGTTGATAGACTTATTAAAGACAAGCAAGAAGTCACTCCTCTCAAGATATACATGTGCTACAACATGGGATATCGTCAGGCTAAGTCCTACGGCTTTGACCCTAAGCACCAGTCGCTGACTTCTGCCAGAAGAGTAACGCTTAAGCGAGCCTCGATGGTACTTGCGTCCCCCCTCCCTCGATAAGTATAACCCTTTTAACCAAGAACCCATGACCACCCAAAACCTACTATTTAAGAACGCTGTTGAAACGCTCAACATGGAAGACGGCCTCTATCGAAAGATTGACGCAATTAGCCAGTCAGCCATCAAGCAACTGGTAAAATCTCCTGCTCATTATCAGCATTACATCTCTGAGCCCAAGGAAGAAACTGATGCCATGCTTCTTGGTACGGCTACACACCTTGCCGTCTTCCAGCCTACGCACTTTGCCAACGAGGTCATTATGATGCCCAAATTTGACAGACGCACTAAGGACGGAAAGATTGGCTACGAACAGTTCCTTGCTGACAATGGCAACAAGATTGCTTTGACTCAAGACCAGTACGCTCAGTGCATCGGCATGGCTGAGGCTGTCCGCACCAGTCCTACCTTCCTCAAGTACACCGCCGTTGGCAACCCTGAGGTTACTGTCACTGCTGACACCATGCATAACAATGTTAAGGCCAAGGGTCGCCTCGACTGGGTTAATCATGAAGAGCGAGTCATTATAGACCTCAAGACCACAAGTGAGATTGCAAACATCTATGGCTGTAAGAGTGCTATCCGTAAGAGCGGCTATGACATTCAAGCCCTGTATTATATTCATCTCATGAAGGCTCTTAAGCCTGACTTTGAATACCGCTTTATCTTCTGCTTCGTGGAGAAGGAAGCACCCTATGGCGTAAGGCTGGTGGAAATCATTCCTAGCGACCTGCTGTTCAATACTCTGCCCAAGGTCAACACCGCTATCCAGTCCCTGTCTGAATGCTTGACTAACAATATCTGGCCTTCCTATGCCGATGGTATCACCTACATTGACATTGTCTAATGGCTACTATCGTAACCATGAAACTGATAGATGTATACAAATTGGCGTTAAGTAAAGGTCTTTCTGGCAAGGAAGCCGCATACGAATACAATGTTAAGTATCATTCGTTGTGGATGGCTGGACATAGGCACAAGATGCCACCCCTAGTAAGAGACAATAGACGCACTACTATGTACAGGAACATGACGAATGAGCAACTGCTTGTCGTTCATGCGTCCCTTACAGAAGAAATATCCACAGTCGAAAAGATTCAAAAGCAACGCTCAGACGCAATGCAGGGGATTCTTCCCGCCAACTCTTGCCGATGATGACGATGAAGACGAACTGTCTATCGAGGAAATGATGTGGCTATGAATACCAAACACCTATCTAGATGGAGAGTAAGGCTTGCCTGTTGGCTCCTTGAAGTAAATGAAGACGCTTTACAGTGGGCCTTCCATATCCTAATCACCGCCCCTCAGTATAAAGATGCCTCTAAAGAAGACAAAAGGAATTGAAATGTTCCGACTCATGGCTGGACAAGCCATAGGAAGAAACAAATTCGCCTCATTCGACCCCGAACAACTAACATCCATCCTCCAAGAAATTGACCAACTGAGCCCTCGCTCACACCGAACCATACCTGTATATGTCAAAAAGAAAAAAGAGCCCCAAAAGTAAATGGACGAAGTTCGTCTTCTTTACGGACAACCATGGCAACATGGAAGATACTACATGCACTGATGCACTGGTAGAGTTTATGGGCCGATTCCAGCCTGACATTAGAATCCATGGTGGCGATGGCTTTGATATTAAAGCCCTCCGAAAAGGAGCAGAAGGCAAAGATGTTAACGACTCCCTTGAAGAAGATATTCGCATGGGCATAGAGTTTATCAAACGAACCAAACCCAATGTATATCTTTTTGGAAATCATGAAGACAGGCTCTTTAAAACTATGGAGTCTAGTGGTAGTGGCATCATCCGAGACTACTGTAAGGACATTATTGACTATATTGTATCGACTCTAAAGGAGAACGGATGCAAGACAATCAAGCCTTACCATGCGGAAGACGGCACATTCCGCATCGGACCTGTGGTATTCTGCCATGGCTACTCAGCCAACCAGAACAGCGTTAAGGAGCATGCTATCCACTACGCTCCTAGCGGTGGAGCCTGTGTCATCGGACACCTCCATACCATCACTCAGGCCAATGCCAAGCGTCACAAGGGCGTGGTGGGCTTCTGTGCGGGATGGCTGGGCAAGCAACGCACCGCTGGCTATGCGAAGAATCACCTAAATACCTCTACATGGGGCAACGGCTGGTGTTATGGCTGGGTTAAGGGCAAAGACTGGAAGATACTTCAGGCTCACAAAGTGGGAGGTCGATGGGTTACCCCCATTGATTTCGACATTGACTGACAGGAACCTTCTTTACTGGACCAGACCAGAACTAAGAGAAGAAATCTACAGGCTCAGAAAACTTAATATCATGGACACATCTAAAATCCTAACCGAAAAGAAACTTAATTCATCTGTCGTATCTGCTGGCCTGTGTATTGGAGTCCACCCTAGGGTGCTTGAATACTATCTGCCCATGTTACTTGACGCAACCAAAACCATAAATGAAGAAATCCAAACTCAAAGAAATAGAGAAAGCATTCTTAAGAGTGTCCTCCCTACAGAAAACGCCTGACGATGTTCCCGATTGTTGGTGGACTTCAGATGACTACATCAAGTTGCATGGCGTAAGCCAGTCAACAGCCAACAAACACATCAAACTTCTTTTACAGAAGGGGCAGGTTCGCTCTCAGAAGTTCCTGATTGTTTGTCAAGACAAGGCTCTCCATCAAGTACCGCACTATCACTTGACTGACAATAACGCCTAACCTGCTTTTCAACATGGAACAACCTCCACAGTCCAAAGCCGATGGCTGTTACAAATGCGGTGGCTACACTGACCTTGAACCAAAGGGACTCTACGACATTCTGTATGACGAGTGGTGCGGCAATAATTATAACTCCTGTGGCGAGAACAAAAGCACCTTCCTTTACGCCTCGCCCTATCCACATCCCTGCGACTGCGAGGGCAACGCCAGCAAGGGTCAGGATGGAGCCTAGCCAAATACAAGCGTCCCTGATATCCTCGTAAGCCTCTGCCTTGGACAGAGCCTCGACCTGAGCATCGGCTACCGCCACGGCGGTCCATGCTAGGTTTAGTTCGGTCTCAAGTTCCTTAGTCTTCTCTGCTTCCTTATCTAACTTCTTGACATCCTTGATACTCGCCGCCCATTTGCTTATTTGTTCTTGGGAGGGCTTTTTAATAGAGTTGAGACGCTCGATACTAATTCCAATAACCCTGTCACTAGGCTCACCAGTCTTTCCAGCAATGGCACTGAGGGCCGCTGACGCTTCTGACGCTTCCGTTTCGATGTTGTTAATGTACGCTTCCTTTTTTTCATTTATAGGTGCAACAGGAGGAAGCGGTTTGTATTGAGGGGGTGGGGTTGGAGCAGTAGAACAGCCAACAAGAAGCAGTGCCAGCAGGATTACTTTTTCCATAGTTTGTTAATGATTTTGTAGAATGTCTTTTCAAATATGTCTGGTGCAATAGCACCGCTGACAGAGAAAAGGATGGACTTATACAATGGGTCTATCTTGCTTCCATGCAAGGCAAAGTACATCAATACGCCTACGATTCCGCCAGCCACTATCTTCTTGACCCAAACAACGATAGGCTGACGCTCGTCAGTCAATATCATTCTGGCTATCATACCCAAGGCTCCAAGCAAAGCGACTAGCCAGCCGCCAGACTTAAAGTCAGCGGCGGCTTTGCCAAGGTCTGGGTCGATAGGACTCATCTTTTGAAGTGAGCCCTGAAGATATCATCGCAAGCCTGTTGTTCGTTGTCCGTCACAGAAACCAGTGCCTTGTTAGCACCATAGACTCTGAAGCGAGAAGGACCAGTCTGTTGGATTGTGTAGCCAAGAGCATTGACGAGTGTAACGCCAACACCCTCACCGCCGTTAGGAAGTTTAATCTTCGACATGTACTGGTTGAATCTGATTAGCGTATTCATAACCATCAACTGGTCGGAAGACGGAGTCCACATCGACTTTGTCGCTGTTTGCACAGGAGCAGAAGGAATGGAGTTAGGATAGCCAAGACCCATAGCAGGAGGTCTAGGAACGACACCGCCAGAAGCGTTATTCAAGCCAGCATTGCTAGGCATGACAACAACCTGAGCAACACCAGAGGGGTTCGGAGCCCCAGAAGTGTTGTTGACTGTAGCCACATGAATTTCATTGGCTGTGGCAATCTGAGCCGCCATCACCTGATTGGCATGGAGGCAGTGCTGGATAATGTCTTCAATCTTAGCATCTCTACCAAGGGCAGAGACAGCCGCAGTAACAAGTTCTTTAGCGTAAGGTCTAGGAATCCTAAGTTTGCTCAGGCCGACAACACAAGCATTGAAGTTGGGGTGGGCTTCGGCAGGTGTCTTCGGGGAGGTAACAGGAGGAGTAGGCTGTTGAGCCTCAGCCTGAGCAACCTGCTTGGCAACCTGCTGAATCTGAGCGGGAGCCATGACAGGAGCAGTAGCCTGAAGTGCGGCGGATGTATCAATACCCTGCATTTCTGCGAGTCTACGCTGAAGAGTATCAAACTCTCTGATGCACAACTGTGCATGCTCAAGCGTAGGTACGATAGCAATCCTTCTCTGGTCGATAATCTGACCATGGTACGGACTCTGGTGAGGTTGCATGACAACTTCATACTTGCCAGCCTTGCCAGTAACCATGTATCTCTTGTCAGCAGTGGCAATCCTAGGATTACCAGCACCTCCGCTCATCTTGAGCGTAAGGTGGTCCTTGATAGACAAGATTGCAAGGGTGTGTTCTAGGTTTTCTCTAGAGACAGAGGCAATCGGGCCAGCCGCTTGAACGACAACCTGAGCCACGCCAACCTGTTCGACTGGCTTGACTGTGCCGTTCTTGATTGTGGCCTCAATAATTTTCTTGACCTTTTCGGCAGTCGCCTCAGTCTTTTTGACTTCAACCTTGGTCGGCTTGACAGGCTTGGCCTTCGTGGGAGTTCCGACAGGGGGCTTCTCTCTTCTAGGTCTGCCAGCAGGTCTGCGAGGGCCGATAGGCTTGTCATACTGATTTCCACCAACAGGGGTGTACCCAAGTTCGATAGGTCTCTGGGGGCCAATCGGTTTATCATAGGCAGGAGGAGGGTTGTACTCCAACTTAAGTGTGGGAGGCTTCTCAGGGCCAATAGGTCGGTCATACTGGTATGCCTGAGCCCCCATCGGGTCAGCCACAGGGGCATCATACCTAGAAAGAATGCTGTCAGTCGTTGCCTTCAGTTCCTCGGTAGTCATGTCAGGTCTAAAGTCCTGAGTAGGACCAATAGGACTTTCATACTGAAAAGGATTAGAGGTGTCTTTCTGGGGAACCTGATACTTATCAAGCAAGTCCTCAACCGACAGTTCACGGCGAGGCGTATCAATCGTCTGGGGCTTGCCTTCCGCTGGCCTCTGGGGGCCAATCGGTTCATGATACATATCTCCAGACACAGGCATCTGTGTGTGGTTGAACGCCAAATTACGCTTAAGTGCTTCCTTGCTGAAAGGAACGGAAGGCTTCTTTACAGTCATATCACCCTTAAACTCCTTAGGGTATCTAATCATGTAGGTGTTGGCAGGAGTGCTGGCCTCAACCCAAGGCTCAAAGCCAAAGGATTCGTACCACTTCATCAACTTGGCTTGGTCCATCCTGCGACCACCTTCGGAATAGAAGGGGGAAACTTCAAGAGAAACATTGACCTCGTTTTTGTCAGCGACAGACAGGATATGCTCCATGACCATTCTGCCACCACCCTTACCTTCAAAGCCGTAGATAGCATCAATATACAGGGAAGCACCATCTCCCTCGCCCTGAAGACTGACTTGGAACGCACCAGCCTTACGCTCTCCGTTCTCAATAACAGTTCTAATTCTTTCGTCAGGTCTTTCGGGGTGAACTTCACCAAGTTCAGCCAGCATAGAGATAGACTCCGTGACTCTTTCGCCAGACATAGGCATGACCTTAGGCTGGGCAGGAGTTTCAACAGGAGGAGTGTACTTAGCCTTTTCAGGCTTATTCTTCTTAGGCTGGGTAATGCCAAGAGCCTCATGCATTTCTGCTTCAGTTGTGGCCTTGTCTATTGCACCAATAAGTTTGGCAATAGGAGACGAGGGGGCAGGAGCATCTTCATTGACAGCCGCTTCAACGGCGTTAGTGCGAGCCTTGTCCTTGTCGCTGTAACTAGCCCTACGAGTTTCCTGATTTCTTTCCGCTAGGGTCTTCCAGTCCTTAAGAACCATGCCTCTTTCTTCCTGCATCTGTTCCGACTCGTCAAGGATGTACTTGTTCATTTCATCGTTCATGTACTCAATGAACTCGTATCTGATTTCTCCAGCAACAGCCTTAGCCTGTCTCTTTAGTTCAGCATCATCTCTTGGGGCTTCTCTTTCAAGGATAGGACCAAAGAAAGGTGCTTCCTTCTGGAAGTCCTTCCATGCTTCACCAGAGGCAAGTTGAGAGGGCTTATATCCTCTTTCAATTTCAACAAGATGCTTGCCAGTAACTGGGTCTTTTTCGACATAACGATTTCGGGCTTTAACTTCATCGTTCTTTTCTTTAAGTTTTTTGTAGTAGCGATACTCAACACTGTCAGCCTGACCATATACATGGTGTCTGCCTGTTCCTTGGTCAAAGAAGTTACCGACAAAAGAAAGTTCTCCAGTACCTGCCTTGAAGGCTAGTTCGCTTCTGATTTTAGCCTCTGTCTTTTCCTTAAACGCTTTTCTCTGTTCGTCAGAAGGCACTACGCCATTCTTTTTCTTGAAGTCTTTCTTGTAATCCTTCCATCTGCTATCAAGTTTTCTTGCTACAGCCGCTTCGTCTATCTTGCCAGAGGTATCCTCTGTAAGAAGGTCTTTGTTTTCAGGGAACTTTCTGAGATAATCACCAAGCCATCCCAAAATAATAGGATTCTCCTGCATGATGCCAACGGATTCCATGTTAGCGTCAATGGTAACGCCCTTCTCCTTGGCGAGAGCGACTTTATGTTCAAAATCTATAGTACCCTTTGAGTTCTTTTCAATATACTCAGCACCTTCTCTAAGCGAACTCAGGATTTCAATGGTAGACATGAACAGGTCAGGCTGATTCTGAAGTGCCTTTGTAAAACTAGCACTTCTGTCAAATCCAGAAATTAGAACTCCAGACTGTCTAAGCGTTTCTTCATAAACTTGCTTTCCAGAAAGACCTTCAAGGCCGCTGGTGGAAGCACCAGCCTTAAAATTAGGGTCAGTCAGGTGAGGGTTAATTTCCCAGCCCCAAAGCGAGTACAGACCAAAGACAGCCTGAAGGTGTTCAAACGGAGTGTTGAGTCTAGCACCTTCTCTAAGCCTTTGGAGTTTCTCATCCATTATTTTTATGACTTCGTTATACTCATCAGGGAATACGCTTACGGCATTCTTTCTAATTTCGTCCATTACCTCAGGAGGAATATCCTTAATCTTGACCTTTTTGTCTGGGACACCAGCGTATTTAAGGACAATTTCGTTTTCACCAGACTTCTTGCTGTCATGGATAGACGGAATCACACCCTCAATAATCATAGTATTACCATCAAGAGTCAGTTGTCTAAGGATAGAGTCACCCTTGTCGTTAAACCACTGCGAGTTTGCGTACTTATAATCTGCTAGATACTGGAGGGAGCCAGACTTAAGGTTTGTACCAAAGTTTTGGTTTCTAGCCTTGGTAGCATCATAAGTTCCAGCCGCAACTTCCTTTTGAATGGCAACAAGAGCATCGTTGATTCTGATACGCTTCTGAAGTTCAGAGTCAAACTCTTCCTTGTCCCAGATTCGCATACCTTCCTTGTCGTAAGACTCTTCGTTCTCAGCCTTCATCAGAGTTTCAATCTGCTCAGGGCTCATCGGTTCATACTTAACAACATCCTCAGCCTTGACATTTCCTTCTTCATCAGCAAAGCCAAACACTTCAGCAGAGTTTCTTCTATGCTTTGCGGCTCTTCTCTCTGCAAGAGCAATGGCATCTTCTTTTGTGATAGCCTCGATTTCATTTGGGTCGTAGTCTTCTTCTTTAAGACCAAAGGCTTCTTCGATGTTAGCCTCCTTGGCTTCATGTTCTTCATATCGTCTGATGGTTTCAAGATGAACTTCATCATCAAACTCAGGGTGCGGGTAGCCTTCATCTTCAGCCGTAAGACCTTCGGCTTCAGCCGCTTCATTCTCCCTGTGGTACTCAGCCATAACCTTGTCCTTAATTTTTTCCATCTTGCGGGTACGCTCGTCCTTCTCTTTTCTAGCGGCCTCAAGTTTAGCCATGGTCTTGTCGTAGTTCTTGTCGATTGCCTTGAAGATACTATTGACCTTTTCTCCCCCAACAGAGCGGAGATATTGAATCGCCTTATCCATGTATCTCTTTCTGTAGATTCTCCTAGTTCTTTCCCTTACTGTTTCGTTAGCGTAAACAGATGCTTCTAGCATTTTGTCACCTTCTGCTTCAAACTTTGCCTGTTCATCGGCAATCTGTCTAGCAAGTTCAATCGCCTTCATCTCGGCTTCCTTGTGGTGTTCCTGAGACCACTTGTTGAACTCCTTTTTAAAGTTAGGGTCAATTCTAATAAGGTGTTCTTTCAGGTCTGCAAGATGTTCCTTTGTGAATTCCTCAATAGAGATTCTCTTAAGCCCATTAGCGGTGTCCCAAATGCTAACCTTGTCCCAAGTCATTACTGAATTGCCAAAGACCTTGTCCTTGTTCTTGGAGAAGAAGGTAGCAAGCACAGCATTACGAGGACGAGGCTCTTGTCCCATCTTAATACGCTCGTCAGTCTTTCTTACGAACTCAGCGTACTCAAAGATAGTGTCTTTAAACGCAAGTTCCTTGACTGTGTCGCCACGCAACTTGTTAAACTTGAATGGGTCAGGGCCAGACAGGTCAGTTTCCTGCAACATGTGACCCCTGTTTCTTGCCTCAGAGGCTCTGTCCTGAGCGAGAACAACAGCATCGTCATAAGATTCTACAACAGGAATCCTGTCCTTGTTTCTTTCGTAAGACTTAGCCTTGCCTTCACCAACATATGCCATGAAGACAACATCAGGTCGTCCAGCGTTAAACTTAGAATACTGGGCATAGTCCCAACCATCAGGTCTATAATCATCAACAAATCTAATTCTAGCAACAGCCTCAAAGCCGAACTTGTCATACATGCTAGGAAGAACAGTGTCAAAAGCGTTAAGCCATCTAACCTTGCCAGTAGAAAGTGCCGCCTTAACGACAGCCTCCACATCCTTGGCAGTGCCATTGATACCCTTGACCACTCCACCTAGTTCGCCAGACGGAGAGATGGAAGCCATCGCTCTCTTATCTCCAGCCATGAGAAGTCTATATCCAGCATACGCAGGACCGCTCTTGATTTCAACAGATGTACCAAATTTAGATGCAGACCTAGCCTCAATGCCAGCCGCAGAAAACTCATCGGCTTCAGGGCTCCACACAGAATGGGCCATGTCATCTGGACCCTGATAAAGACCAAATGTCTTTTCGGATACCACATGTGTGCCGTAAGCCTGTTTTTCAATAGGCGTAAGTTCTTCGTCAAGTTTGCTTGTCCACTCAGGCATGAGACCAATCTTCTGGTCAGCAAACCTAATCTGACCAATGCCCTTCTGGATTTCCAAAGCCTCAGGGACTCGGCCTTCCTTCATTAGTTGCCTAACCATGGAACGCTTTCTGTTGATTTCAACATTGGGCTCATGGATAAAATTGACCCAAGAGTTCTGGCCTCTAGTGCCAGCCGTCATGGCTCTTCTGGCCTGAGGGCTATACATTCTGGCGTGAACATCCCAAGCATTCTCTTCGCCAAGGGGGCCAAAGCCGTTACCTCTTTCGCTGTGACCAAAGAAGTCGTGAACAAACCTGAACACATCATTGATACGCATCGGCATACCATTAGCGTCCTTAAACTTTGACATACCAAGGAGCGGGTTCTCTGTAACATCTCTAGGAGTAACCTTCTTTGCACCAAAGTTCAGGTCAGTAGAAAGAACCTTAAGCCTTTTGTTGTTTCTAACATCGGCAATAGCCTCGGCACTGCTACCATAAGGCTCAGTGTCCTTAATGTGCATCTCAGGGACATATCCAGCGTCAACAATGTGTTGCATCTGGACAAGTGTTTCATCGGCAAAAGCCTTATAAGCCGCTCTGACCTTAGGATTGTAAGGGTCATGCTTCATGCGTTCATACTCCATACCAACCTTGAACGACTTAGCGGGGTTAATCTTAACGACAAACTTTCCATCGCCAGTCTTGCCCATCGAAGCATCAATGCTTCTACGGATTCTGACAGTGTCAGGATTGTTAGCACCAAAGGAGCCAGCGGGAAGCATGTCGTCAGGCGGTTGCTGTAGCCATCTGCCACCTTCTTCTCCATTGATGCCTCTTCTCTTAGCCTTGCCAGTAAGACTGGTATCAAGAACCGCAATGTGAGTGGCCTCATTGCCCTTAAGGGTCACATAAATGTTGTCAACTTCAATGCCTCCGTCAAATGTATTCAGCAGGATAACGCTGTCGTGACCATCCTTAGCGGCCTGTAAAAGAATTGTATCGTACTTAACCTCTCTGTATTCAGAGCCCTTAAAGTCATAGACAAGAGGGTTTTTGAATCCGATAGCAGAGCGAAGTTGCTGAATCTCAAAGTCATTAGACGCAAACTTTCTAACACCAGCCATAGCCTTGTTGAAGGCATGCTGTGCGTCAGCCTGAAGGGGCTTAAGCACTTTAGAAACACCATCCTTATAAGCCTGAATAGTGGCTACGCTTTCCTTTTCGTGCAACTTTCTTTCAATAAGAGACTGCATCTCATTTCTCATTTCCTTGGTGGGAAGCCTAGAAATAAGTTCAGGAATCGCAGAAGCATCCTGACCATGGAGTCTTCTCATTGCGTTAGTAAGTTCTCCAGTTGCAGACGGAATGCTGTATTTATACGGAGCCCCAGTCGTAGACAAAGAGTCCATCATTGTGTCCTTGGGATACTTTTCGTCAATCGACTTAGCAAGACTCTTCCAGATATTGTTAACAGCCTCTACTCTTCTTTGGCTGGCTCTAAGTTCTGGCTCAACCTGTCTCAAAAGCCTTTCGGCTTCATTAAGAAAACCTCTGTAAATAGCCTTATCTTCTCTTGAGTATGTATCCTTTGTAAAAAGAATGCCTTCTTCAAAATTGTATCTAAGGTTCTTGATGTAACTTTCAAAGTCTCCAAACCTAGGGTCTGCAATAGTATCAACAAGGTTTCTGAATGAGTTGTTAAGGGTGTCGATTACTTCATGAATCTTACCTTCAACCTTGCCGTATGTATGAGATGTAGACTGTCTACCAGAGTGGAAGTGGCCCCTTTCGGCAGACTTAGCACCAGTGTTTCCTCCAAGATGTTCTCCTCTGAATTCACCAGTCTTGATTAGTTCAATGCTCTGTGTGCCATGTGTTCCAATTATAACAACAGGCTTACCTGTTTTAAAGTTAGCGTTATAAGTTTCCATGTCCCCCTTGGACTTAAGCCACTCTTCAAGAGAATGCCTAATCAGGGTCACATCTTGATTGCCGTTTCTAAACTGCTCAAGGAATCTCTGAAGTGCTATAGACTGGAATACATCGCCCTTTTCTTCAGCGTACTTAAAGTTGCTCTTAAGGAAGGCCGCTTCACCTTCGGACTTAGCACCAAATGTGTCAGCCATCTGATACATGATAGGCTTTGCCTTCTTGAACATCTTAAGTTTGCCAAGTTCCTTTACCAGTTTGCTAGGGTCGTCAAGACGCTTTGAAAGACTATCTACATTGAAATTCTCTCCATTGGTAGCGGTACTAAAGTCTCTAAGGTTTTCCGTCTTAACAGGAATAGCACCATCGCCAATGCTTTCAGTCTGGTAGAAGGCAGAAGGAATGATAGGAGAACTGACACGAACACCATCATGGTCTTCGCTAAGTTCAATCTCATTGTCAAGTCTTCTAACGACTTCTGCCTGTGTGGCTACATCAATTTTCGTTTCCCAGTCTGGACCCATGATGTAAGAGTTGCCAGCACCAGCAACAGTATCACGCATCTTCATAGGCCAACCCTTGGAATTAATAATCTCTCCTTCAAAAGCCTTAAAGTCTAAGGCTCTAACTCGCTCAAGAAACTCAGAATATCCAACATTGCCCCATCCTCTATTACGCTTCCAAGCGGCTGTGCTTACGGCAACATCTGCAATTGCCTTGCCCTGTCCTCTGCTTTTTATTTCTGAAACGACATGTACGATTTCGTCCCCAAGTTTTCCGTTTTTGAGTTTTTCAATAATTGATAGCGAGGCAAACTTTGGTCCAACCTTAAATTCAACAACCTTGTCCTTAAGCGTCTCAATCTGACCAGCAGGAGTGTCTTTGCCGACCCATGTCTGATTCTCTTCGGCAAGTCTTCCAATGAAGCCAGACTTCCACTTCTCAGAGTTCATGTCATATCTGCGACCAAGAACTTGAGGGGTCATCTTAACTCCATTGACAATGTCGCCTTCCTGATACATGGCTGGCTTGCCAGTGCTATCACGCCACATCGGACCAGTGTCGCTAATAGGCGTAGGCTTCATACTTCTGTAGTACTGAGTTTCGTTGACACGAATTCTCATACGCTCGCCGTCAACAGACTTAGCACCAGTAAGGCCATCAAGGCGTAGTCTATGCCAAGGGTGGTTCTGGGTCGCAGTCTTATCGTAATTCTGGTAGGAGTGCCATTCCGCTTCAGCAACGCTGAACATAGCCCTATGGGCAAGGTTAGGAGCCGCACCGATAGCCGCAGTAACATACTTACGCTTCAGTCTTGCGTTGGCATTGTCACCAAAGAACTCAGTGGCAGGAATCTCCTTGTAGGCACTGTACTCGTCAATGGTTCTGAACACATCCTCTTCAAACTGGTGAACATCTCCGTAGAGGGACTGGAGTTCAGGGTTCTCGTTCCAAAGTATATGGTTTCGTCTGTTGAGGGCATCAACATCCATAACCCTAGCGTTGTAGGCAAAGTGAGGATTCTCGTAATTAACTGTAGGGTTCTTGATATTATCAAGAGTCCAAGAAAGTTCTAGGTCGTAAGGAACAAAGTTAACATTTCTGGCATTGAAACTGTCGCCAGACTTGCGGCTTTTCTTAACGCCGTTCTTGTCCACTTGGTCAAATCCATGGTAACTGCCAGAGACTACATTAGCCTTGGAGAAGCCACCATCAACAATAAGAGGAGCAAGCATTCTTACATTATCTGCAACACCCTTAGGGATATACTTTTCAATTATCTTAAAAAGAGCATCGCTCGGAATGCCACGCATTATAAGTTTCCTACCTGTCTTCATCGCTTCAACAAGGTCAATAGCCATCTTGCCTGTTAGGGCTGTTCTAGGTCTTCCTCTGGCTCCATAAGAGGAGGAGGTTCTGGGAGGATATACTCCGCTTGCATCAGCACCAGTCTTTTGGGCGGCATGAAGGTCATCAAGGCTGGGACCAACATCACCAAAGTCTGTGCTTTGGTAAAGCATTGCACCATCTCTGGAGCCTAGCGTATCAGATGTAGAGCCATTAGGGTCTCTGCTTGCGGCATCAAGGGTTGCAAAGTTTGATTCAATTGTACCAAAATCGGCTTTTCCGTCTGTAACAACCTGAAGGTCTACGCCGTTAAGTAGTTCTGGGTTCTTAAGGAAGGCTTGTCCCAACTCCATACCCAAAGCCTTACCCTTATTGTGCTGTTCGGCATTGTACTGCTCATTGCTCTTAAGAGACGGAACTCCATCCTTGTCGTACTTGAGCCTGTCTTCGTAGCCATATGTTTCGGCATGTTGCTTCAACTGTCCAGCAGTAAACTTATGAAGGTCAGTTCTACCTAGGCCAGCGTCCTTCATTTCGTGAGCGGTGTAAGACCTAGCAAGGTCTCTAAACGCATTCTCGATAATCGGGTCAAACTTGAAGTTCTTATCGTCCTTAGTCTTCTTGAACCAGTCAAGGAAAGCCTTGCTCGTTCTAACATCAGCACCAAGGTTAGTGGCTTCTCGGAGAACTCTGTTCTGGAAAACATCCTTAACGGACTCAACCATGTTTCTAGCAAAGCCTAGGTCTCCACCCTTAAGGATATAGTCAAATGGCTTACCGCTTTCCCAGCCGATAAACATAGCCTCGCCAAGTTCCTCGATAAAATCATGGAAAGCCTCTGCGACTTCAGGAGTTTCAATCTTACCTGTTCTTTCAAATTCGTCAATGGCCTTTCTCCAGTTGCCGTCATAGGCCGCATCTCTGCCTTCTCCACCAAGTTTTCTGTAGGCTTCATGCATGAACTTAACAGTTCCAGCCCTATCTTTGAACGCAATACCCTGCTTACCACCAGAACCGATAAGCCAATCCTTAACAGTATTAACAATGTCAGCACCATGGTTCACTCTTCTGTAGGCCGCATTCATGGCATGGTACAGTTCTCCAAGCGGAGCAGTCTGAGCCTGAACGAGTCTAGGTCTCTGTCTTTCAACGGCTGGCATCGGACCCTGAACTTCTGCCTGACTCCATCTGGTCTCCTTGACTGCTGGCATAGGGCCAACAAAGTCTTTCTTAGCAACCTTTACTACAGTTCTTTCCTTCTTGGACTTAAGAGGAATACCATACTCGTCAATGCCAGCAGGAAGTGTTTCAGTAACATCTACTCTCGGACCTTCAACCTCAACAGTTTCAGGAGTTCTAACTGTGTCAGTCGGCCTCGGACCTTCTGCCTGATACTTGTCGTAAATTATATTGCCAAACTTGTCTCTAGCGGCAGTGACATTGTCGGTATTAATGATGATGTGCCATCTTCTGGTCTCGCCGTCCTGCCAGATAGCAATAGGCTTCTGATTGGGCTTACCATCTTCACCCTTGCCCATAAATATACCATTCCAAGACTGAGACGGAAGAATGCTCTTCTCTGCTGGCATCGGTCCGATGAATCCATCAGGCTTAATCTTTTCAACAGAGGATTCAAAAGAGCCGTATCTTTCCAAAGCACCATGAATAGTCTGACCAAGGTCAGAAAGAACTTTAGTGGGCTTGCCGTCAGGACCAATAACTTCCTTCCACATCTTAGCATCATTGGAAAGAGCCGCCGCAAAGTCTCCATAGCCCATGTAGGATACGGACACATTCTTGCTCTTCTCAAGCGTCATCACATGAGCGATGGCTCTTGTTGCTTCCTCAGAACCATGGTCCTGAGCGATTCTGGAAATGAACTGCTGGACTCTGTCGTGCTTAAGCAAGTGACCCTTTTCTCTCAACTGTCCAACATGGTTGTCAAATTCTTTATACAGTGCTTCCTTGGCGAAGTTGCCACTGAGAGTACCATAGGCATATCCAACATTGTGACCCAAGGCTCCAAGAGCCATGCCAGTACCAATGCCACCAGCCGCACCTTCTTCGCCACCAGCAATACCACCGATGACACCGCCGTAGAAGCCGCCATGAATGGCAGTAGTTCCAAGGTCTTTCATGTAGATGGCAAGAGGAGAGGAGAACTTCATTGCCTTGGCAATGGCTGTGTCACTCTTCTCTAGACCCTTACGACCAATATCAAGGATAGTTTCACCAATCAATCCTACGCCCTTTAGGCCAGCGTAGACAGATGTAATCGGAAGTGCATACGGAATATTAAAGACGGAGTACATACCCACAGCACCCATTGCAGAGTGAACAAGAGAGGTGGGAGCCTTAGTGCCAGCATGACCAGCGGCAACCCTAGACGCTCTGCCCTGTCCGTTAGGCGTAATATGAACCTTAGTGCCAAGAACCTTAGAAGCATTGTCAGCAATGGTATCAAACATCGCATCAATAGGCTTAGTGGTAGACTCACTAAACTTAACAAGATTTTCACCAAGAGAGTTCATCCAACTTGCCTTAAAGGCATTTCGTGCGGCTCTTGCAGAAACGGCATGACCAACAATATTGCCAGCCTCGCCAGACTTAATAGCGGCGGCGGCAACCTTTCCAGCAACACTCTTTGCCGCACCCGATGTACCCATCGAGAGATAAAGCGTGGGGTCTAGGAAGTAGGAAGCGGCTGTAGCGAGTTCCTTGTTAACACCAATAAAGTCATCAACCTGATTGCCGAATGTCTTACCAAATAGTTTTTCGTATGTTTCACGCTCAGGCATGAACACATTAGCCTTACCAGCAAGAATCTTTTCAGACTGATTATTCCATTTAGCGAGGTCCAAGAAGTCTTCGTACTTCTTATCCATGTCATTCGTAGGATTTACGAACATGCGATAAATAGGACTTCCTGGATGGTTAGCCGCCATTACAGCAAGACCACCAAGGTCTCTTGTACCTCTAGCAAAGCCTTCAACGGCTGTAGCACCGAACGCTACACCAAAGCCAATAGCAGGTGTGGCAACAGCAGAAAGACCTGCGGCAAGACCAAGTTTCTTCCAGTCAGTAGCACCAGCAAGAACGCCTTTACCAAGGTCTTTGCCAGCCTGAAGGGCTCCCTCGCCAATAGCACCCCAGAAATTGAAATGCTGTTTCTCACGCCAAGGGTCATAAGCCTCAAACTCGGCTTTAGAAAAGTTCTCTGGAGTAAGTTCAATTCCCTGAGCCTGAAGGTCTGCCAGTTTCATGGCAACTTCTTCACCGCTGAGAGGAGCATTGATTGCTTCCATTAACTGTTCATCAGTCAAAGAGGTAATGCTCTTTGCCTTCATGGACACTGGACCCTTTACATCAGCAACATTAGCATACTGAGACCATGCACGATTGTCTCCTCCGCCATTAGCAATGTCAGCATAAGACGAGTTCCCACCCTGATTAGGGGTAGGCTCAATACCTTGAGGCATCTGGGCAGGAGCCGCAGGATGTGCCTGTTTGTTAAGGAAGACCTTAGAAGACTGAAATAGAGGGTCTGTGTTATTACTCGGAGGCATCAAAGTTCAGGGATTGTTTTGCGTATTCAAGAGCCTGTGCGGGGTCGTTAAATCTAGCCATGCCAGCCGCATACTTGATGCGGAACTGACTTACTTGGCTAGACATACTGCCATTAGAGCCACTCTTTTCAAAAGCAAAACCATAAACCTGACCGCTGTCAACCATTGATTGTTCAAGCCTCTTTCTGTATTCCTTAAGGGAAGCCACAGCCTGAGACGAGAAAATAGTATTGTGAGCCGAAGAAGGGTCACGGATAATCTTATCAAGATTGACTTGGTCCTGATTAGACCATGCACCAGAGCCACCAACCTCGGTTCTGTTAGCGGCCTGAACAGTATTGTTGAGTGCCTGTGCAATACCAGAGACCTCAGTAGGGAGCAACTTGCTGAACATTGACTTGTTCTCGGCAATGTCAATCAGGGAGTCTAGGGCAGACAAGGCTCTGGTCGTCTTAAACACGCCGTCCTTAACCTTGTTGGCTTGGTCAATGTCACCGACACGAACCTCACCATTGAAGGTATATCCGTTAACTGTAAGGCCATTAAGGTTTCTAGCCTTAGAGAACTCTCCAGCCTTCCACATCTTTTCGCTGTCCGTAACGCTCAACTGGGAGGATTCCATGGACTTGTCTGCGAGGAAGTGAGTCTTGCCGTCAGGGCCAGTAGCCGCTACATAGCCAAAGCCAGCAGGAACAACCATAGGACGCTGGATACCCTTAGAGGCATAGAAAGCCTCTTTGGTAAATGTAGCAGGGACTCCACCAGTAGCCTGAAAGTAATTAGTCATGATAGCAAACTCATCATTAGTCTGCTCGTCAAGAGTACGCTGATACTTTTCCTGAACAACGCCCTCAACATCTTGCCAAGTAGCCCTTGATGCTTCAATGGAACCGCCACCATAAGGAGTATTAACCTTCTGAATACCCTTCATGAGACCAATGCGTGTCTTGGCTTCTACATCGTCAATCTTTTTGTTTAGCGTAGTTTTTTCTGCTTCAAGTTTTCTTATTTCAAGATTATCTCTAGCAATAGATGCCGCATTAGCCTTGGCATCTCCTCTTGGAATTTTAGGATTAAACCCTAAAGTAGAACCAGTACCACCATAAAACTGCTGAGGGCTTTCAGAGCCATTATTAATTGCAATCCTGTCTTTAAGGTTTTTTATCTTTAAATCAGCCGCATCAACTTGAAGTTGGATTTTCTGTGCCTCAGGATTGTTCCACTCAATTCTTGTGTCTGGAGCATTCGTTTTAGGGAAAACGCCAAGTGCGTCTCCAACTCTTCTGTTTCCTACAACCTTAAGACCTGTCTTTGCCTCAGCCTGAGCAACTTCAAGAGCAAGTTTAGCCTGTTCGTTTTCTTCAGTTCCTTTCTTTGCTTCAATATACTTCTTAAGTTCTGTATTAGAGAATGTCTTAAGTAGGTCAGCAGGAAGCGTAGGCGTAGGGGCCGCTTCTCCTGCCTTAAGTTCAGTAACGCCAGCGGCCTGTCTAGCAGACATGTATGGCTTAAACTTTTCGTTCTTTTTCTTAGTCCAAGAGCCGCCACCTTCTTCAATAAATTCATCGTCAACCTCTTCCTGACCAACGCTCGTTTTAGAGTGAAGAAGTCTTCCGATATTGTCTTCAGCGTCTGCAATCTTTGTCTTGTCACCGCTATCTTGAGCCTCTTTGAGAGCCTCAAGAAGAGGAGTCATTTCTTCTCCTGAGTAATTAACAGTTTCGCCAGCAACCTTAATTTGCTTGATTACCTTCTTAACATCCTTTGTGCCTTCCTTCTTGATTGCTTCAATCTTAGCCTTAAGTTCAGGATTGTTCTGGGCTTCACGGATTCTTTCCGCATCCTTCTGAGCCCTAAGGGCTGTCTGAAGTTGCAGTTCGGTAATGTCGTTGGCAAGTTGTGTGCTACGCAGTTTCTGCTTCTGTGCTTCAACGCCAAAGCCAGTTTCGTAAGCCTTAAGGCCAGCCGCCATCTGTGTTCTAGAAAGGTTAGCAACGCCACCTTCCTTGTTCACGGCATTAAACAAGTCATGAACATACTTAGGAGCAGAGGCATCGGGCTTGCCGTTCTCGTCAACCTTATAGTTAGAAAGGACAGAGCCGACTTGGCCCTGAAGCGTGGTCATCTCTTCCTTAGCACCATTGTATTTAGCAACGGCATCAAGCATCGACTGGTGGGTCTTGTTCTGTTCGTTCAGAACATCCTTCATGTTAGCACCGACATTAAAGTCGCCGCCCATTCCACCTTGATATTGTCCAAAGATAGGCATAAAATTATCTTCTGTATCCGTTGTCAATCATGCTAAACGAACCAGTATTAAAAGAATAAGGATTGGATGGCATGCTTGGGCCAATAGGTTGAGAATATTGATTAGGATTAGCAACAATCGGAGGCGTTCCTCCGAACTTAAACATGTCAGGATTCTGTGCGGCAAAGGAGCCAAACGACCCCATGGAACTGAGCAACTGCTGTTGCTGTTGCATGCCAGCCTTAGCAATACCCATACCATGCTGGTACTGCATGCCCTGAGCCTGTGTACCCATCTGGGATTCAGGCTGGAATATCTGAGGCTGGTACTGACCAAGCATCGTATTAGCCTGACCCATGAACTGACCGCCAGCACCATACTGACCCATAGCACCGCCAGCCATCTGTAGGGCGGCAGACTGTAGGGCAGAGTCCTGACTCATCATCGTACTAGCAAACTGTCTTCGCTGGGCCTGTCTATTAAGACCCATACCATAGTTAGAAAGAACACCAGCGGCAACGCCCTGTCTTCCGCTCATGCCACGCATAGCCATAGCCTGATTGGCTGTCTGGAATGCTTGTCTCTGGTCTTGAGCGTTAAGGCTTGTTCCAAGACCAAGTTCACTCTGGGCTTCAGACATGAGGGTGTTGTGCATCTGGGCTTGACCCTGCGACTGCAAAAGACCTCTAGCCTGACCTGTAAGACCTCCAAGTGTGTTCATGTAGCCAGCACCAGCCTGACCCTGAACGCCCTGAAGGGCTGTGTTGGCATTGTTAAGCATCCCTATGTATCCTTCATTACCTTCTCCGCCGTAAAGTTGATTGTTAAGGGTGAGTTCCTGAAGACCCTGATACTTAGGTCTAAACTTGGTTTCAAGACCAAGAAGTTTATCCTGAATGCCAGCCTGAGCATCAAGGTTAGCATTCATCATCTGGCTGTAAGTCGGAGGCTTAGGAACCTTGGTCTTCTTAGAGCCAAACAAGCCTCCAATAACAGCACCGATGCCCATGCCTATGGGACCGAAAGCGGCCCCAGCCTGAGCCCCAGAAAGGGCTCCAGATGCGGCTCCAGAAGCCCCGCCACCTACAGAATCATAGTCAGACATAAAATTAGGAAATACGCATTATGTAAGCAACGGCGTAGTAAGGCGGCGTTACAGAGACAGGGTCAGGGACGGCCTTGCCAAAAGGAGATGTGAGTCTCGTTGTGGTTACACCTGTGTCGCTCCAGTTATAGGAGGTAGCCCAGAATGATGTTTCAGAACTACCAAAAACTTCAATTCGGTCTTTGTATTCAACTCTAAACTGATGCTGGTGTTCGGGGATATTGTTAGCAACAAGCGAAAAACTAGTCGTTCCACCTGTTTCGTCAAGGTCATAGTCATCGCCAGCACCAACAACAAATCTGTTTCTCAGGTCTGGCGTGCCGTTAGTTCCATCGCACAACTTCCAATTACTTGGAATAAGAAGAGCGTCAGCAGGAGTCCCAGACCACATGATAATGCTACGAACAGGGACAAAGCCTGTGCAATTTGTAGCATTAAGGTTAGTCACATTAACTGTATTAGAGTTAATTGTGTGGGTAAGTTCAGCCTTTGTCTGCTTAAACAGGTCATCGCCCTTCTTTACTAGAAAAAGGTCTCCGTCCTGAGAAACGGCGTTAGCAATCTGTTCACCAATAGCACCGCCAATAAGTTTGGCATTGGTGACATGGGCGTTAAGATTGCTGTGAGTAACAAATGACAAGTCGCCAGTTGCTGTATAGTTTGTGCCTTTTTGTAATTGAGCCATGATTAGTCTTTGTTTTTTATATTTCTGCCAACAGGGTTGGCCTCTACTAGTATAGACCTGATAATAGGTCTTCCAGTAATTGACTTGATTTCTACATCAAGTCCAACTGCTACCTTCCTAACTGGGAAAGTATTTGTTTTATCTTCTGCATTGCTTGCGGAAGTTGTGTCAAGAATCTTATAAGAGTCTGGATTATAAGAGAAAGCCGCTGTTTGAACAGAGCCAACTTGCTCAAAGTCCATGTCAACAGTGATTGTAGAGAATCTTTTATCTTGGAGAGAGTTGAACTCGTATCTTCTTGTTTTTGCATAGCCTTTGATTTGTTGAGATTCATAGTCAGCAATCTTGAACTTAAAGTCAAACGGAATCCCTCTCGCATCGTAGTCTCCAAAAGAAAGACTGCTAATAGGTTGCCCATACTCGTCAAAGTCGTATTCCTCAAGCAAGAACAAGCCGTTAGAAGGGTCAATAGTGAAGAGCCTTCTTTCGTTGCCGTATATAGAGGTAAAAAGATTTTGGAAGTTTATCGAAGTAATTGCAGACCACTTAAGACTTCCAACGCCAACAATGTCTATATCGCTTGTAGGTGCTTCACTTAACTCGGTTCTTTCCCTGCCCTGTATGATAACCTCGGCATTTGGGACATTGTCTCCGTTTGTGATAATTTCGGCAATAGTAAACACGCCAGATTCAGGCGTTAACTGAAAGTTAACTGCATTCCAGAACTCTTCTGTCTGCCCAAGGTTTATAGAGTCTCCCTGCCTTAGCCCAGTCGTATACGGAAAATATCCACCATAAATGTCGCCTACCTTAATCTTTCCACCAGCAGTAAGAAGATTTGAAGATGGGGTTCGCCCAGAGTCGTTAGCGTCCCAGTCGTATGTTATGTAAAGAGAGGTCTTACTAGTGTTGTTCTCCCAGATTGCGTAGGGAGATTGAAAGTCAATGTTAGTAAAGGAAGCAATGTCATCTGGATATGTGTCAATAGACTCCCACTGCTTGTTGTTAATGTTGTATACAAACACATGGTTAATCTCAGACTTCTCATCCATAGGGACTCCAAGGTAATATCTGCCGCCAAAAACTATGCCAATGGATTTATGCACATAGTTCTGGTTAATCCTGTCTATGTATTTCTGAATGGCAAGAGACAGGGGCTGTGTGTTTGAAAGAAGATTGGTATCAAGTTGGGGCTCTAGTGCGTAGATGCCCTTGCTTGAAAGGAAGAATACGACTCCACCAACATTTGCAATACTTCTTCCAGCCACGCAACCTAGGTCAAAAGAAAGACTTCGGACATAAGACTCAGCAAGGATAACATCTGGGCTAGATGTATTATCGGCAAACTTAGCGGCATAAATGCTGTTGGTTTTAAAGACAAGGATTTCGTCTCTTGTCCAAGGATAGAACCCGACAATGTCTTGTTCGTCTCCCTGATTAATTGAGAGAGCCTGTATGGTTAGGTCAAACTTCCAATCTCCGTTAACATCGGGAAGGTAATCAGAAACCGCTATCTCGTCTTTGCTATACTTGCAATAGATTCTATTCTTATGATATACGGCTTTGCTCGTAGGCGGGAAGTCGCAAGAAGTAGGGGTTGTGCCACCTTGAATAGTGCCGTCAATCACACCTTGAGCGACAGGGAGGACGGACACTCCATCAAAGCAAAGGACTGGCTTTGCAACCTGAATGACATAGTCACCAGTATGGTTTGCGAATATAGTGTCAAGTGTGTATGTAAAGGATGTTAAGTTAATTACTGTCTTAACCATGAACGACCCACTTAACTGAGGGTGGTCGGTTTCAATTACGAACTCACTACCAACCGAAAATCCATGAGGCAATACGCATGTAACTGTTACTTCTGTCGAATTGTTTGTTGAAACCACACGCTGACCAACAGCACCATTTCCATTTATGTATCCAGTAGCCTCGCCACGAAGGATGTAAGCCTTGCCAGCGGCCTGTATAACCTGTGTCTGGTCTTGGGTAATAGACCTGTAATACTTTGTATTACTTCCCCCAACTGTTATGTATGGATACTCATACTTGCTTGATATAGCACCACTGCTTATGTTGTATTTATACAGTCCAGTCTCTCCAATAAGAATGATATTTTCAGTTCCGTCCTTTTCTACATAGACACCTGTTCCATAAATCTTGCCTACAGTTGCCATCGTTCCAGCCTCAAGGAGACGCTTGATGCCCTTACGAACCTGCAATGTCTGCAAGTCCATACGGACATTCTTGGCATCCTGAAGCATGCCAGCCTTAAGCGTGGCAGGGTTGGCTCTGGTATCTACGCCGTAGAAACCATTGTCTCCATCTAGGGCTCTGTTGGCGTTAGGCATGATTAGACCTGTCGGCAGGGAATGCGATAGTTAACTGAATTTATAGTAATCGCTATTTCTTCGTCATATGTGCCAGTAGCAACTACAGGAACCGAAATATTTTGAATTCTTGCCGTGTTTGCTCCAAATGCAATTCCGTCATAAAATCTTGCAACACCACCAGTAGTCGTAAGGGCATCTTTACTTGAATTTGTAATTTGAATGTAAAGACCATGCCCAGTTCCTCCAGTAAACATGTAACCAATCCACTGATTTTCTGCCCTTCCTTGAACCCAGAAATCTGAATATGTATTTATTGGGCTTGCAGGATTTGAATTTATACTAACACGACCAGCAGAGTCAACAACTAAAGAAGATGTATCTGGTGTTGTAGAGTCTTCAATAGTAAGGGCATTTCCAGTTCCCAGTTGAGTCACCCTCAGAGCGGCATTAACAGTCCCAACAGTTGTCTGAATGATTTGCGGAGCGGTATAGGTGTTGGAAGTGTTGGTATTAGCAACAGCCTTTTGCGTCCCTGTGGCATCCTTGTAATTAATGTTCGTTGCAATCCAGAGGTCACCAGCAACAGAGGAGGTCGGGGTGGTCACAGTTACTCCTAGGCTTAATGGAGCCTTTTCCGCAGTAGGTGTAAAATTAACTTTTTTGTTAAAAACAAAATTTCCAGCATTTGGGCCAGATATCGGTTGGCTTAATGTAGAAAAAGCATCCCAAGTAAGAACCCCATTTGTTATGGTAAAAGTTCTTCCCATATCAAACTCAAGCCACGACTGTGTAACCGCCATCTTGGAGTTCAAGGCAGTCTGAAGGCCAGTCACATCAGCAATTACATGTGTATGCACCAAGTCAGCCTTAGTGTTAACCCAGCCAGCAACTGTTGTAAGATGAGCGTCAGACTGTGCCTTAGAGTAAGAAGCGGTAGACTGAATTGTAGCATCTGGGTAGACTAGACCGCCACCATTAGGGGCAAGAACAAACTTGCCGTCAAACGGAGTAAACTTGTGGTAGTAATGAGTGCCAGCACCAGTATCGTTATACGAATCAACAACCAAGTCTGTGTTAAGCAGATTGCCAATAGAAGGTGTTTCTATCTCTCCGCTAAATGTAGCACCCGATAGCAGAGCGTAACCTGTATGCGTGTGTGTCGTGCTTGCCTTGCCGTCAAGGGCTGTCTGCAATCCAGTAGTATCAGCAATTGCATGAGTGTGGGCAACAGGAGCGTATACGCCTGTATGGAGGTGTGTAGTGGCAGACTTGCTATCTAGGGCTGTCTGAAGGCCAGTCGTGTCAGCAATGGCATGTGTGTGAACAAGTGAAGCCTTGTCAGCAAGAGATGCAGGAAGTCCAGTAACATCACCTATTGTATGCGTATGCGAAATGCCAGCCTTAGAAGCCAATTCGTTTGAAAGACTTGTAACATCCGCAATTGCATGCGTATGAGCAATCCCAACTTTTCCGTCTAGTGCCGCCTGAAGGCCAGTAACATTTGCAATGATATGCGTATGTCCAGCCGTAGAAAACGGATTGGTTGCAGATGGGTCTGTAGCCGCCGTTATTGCCGCTAACTGGTTGACGCTTATCTCATTGCCAACCTCAACGACATTGGTGGGAATTATATTCCCAACATTTACATTGATGCTCATTAGACAATAGCGTAGGCAACATGAACAGTAGTAGAGGCCGTGTCGCTAATACAGCGAACAGGACCATTGTAATTATCAAGAGAGAGGTTGCTATTGGCAGGAACAAGAATGCCGATATCGCCAGTAGCGTTTAGGATAACCTGAATCTTGGCTGTGGCATGCTTATTTTGAATAACTGTAAGCACTCTACGCTGACCAGCCGTAACGGCTGTAAGGAGTGAGGAACTGGTAACGCCAACCGAAAAGTCAGCATGCGTAAGAGATGCAAGAAACGGAGAGGAGATGGATATGTTGGACATGATTAGTATGTTTTAATGAAGTTAGTTTTTTGGATTTGCCCCTGCTGTCTAACGATTTTATCAATCTCAACCTCAAGGAAATAGTTGGCTTCGGCTTCAGCGACTCTGGCAGAATCAAACTGACCTTCAGACCTAAGGTAGTCCGCTAGACAGCCTCTAGCAATGTATTGACCAAAGATATAAGGAATCTCAACCTTAATCCAGTTAACATTATTAATAGCAGGGCTAGTATTTGTGTTCTGAACTAGGCACTTATAAAAATTGCCAGTAAACGGCTTTCCTTCTTCTTGGGCCAAACCACCTGTTCCAGAGCCACTGTCAAAGAATACTTGAACTGTCGGGAAGTATTCAATGCTAGGACTCCAAGGGTTGCCCTCAAGGGAGACAGGTTCAAGCCTGTACTCAATGTATAGGTCTTCCGTAAATGTACCTCTAATGACAAGTCTTTCCTGCGTAGGAGTATTGACTATAGAGAAGTCAATGCTTGTTGCCCTAGTAGTAGCATTAGGGTCTTTGAACCAAATTGCAAACACTTCACCAGCCCCACTAGGCTTGACCACATACTTAACATCTCCGTCAATCTGAGGGGTAGCGGCCTGTAGTCTAATTAGGTCAGGCCACTTGTCGTGTTCCCAAGCCATTCTGGTTCTTGCGTGGGCAAGGTCACGAATCTGCGTGAATGTGTCTTTAGTTATGTCTGTCCTATCAAGGCCACACAGTTGGATAGCATCTATCAGGATTCTGCTGAAATCTATTGTTTTCATTATGCTTTATACCCGCTAGAGTCAAAAATTGTACCATTAACAATGGTCTTCTTGGTATAGTTCCTAACTGCGACTTCAGGATTGTCTCTCATGAATTCTCGCAAGAACTGCTTATCTTCCCAGCATTCAACGCCGAGGATATGCGACCAATAATAAAAAGAGTCGGGAGGGATTTTCGCAACCAGCCTCCCAACTCCGTCAATGTCCTTAGCCTCGTTGGAATGTCCAAAGGAGGCAATCTTTGTTGCTTCAGTCTTTGCCTTCACCTGATTCATAGCCCACCCACGAAGAAATTCCGTCTTCACCTCGTTTAAGAGGTGGTCAGGAATAACTTCATGAAGTGATTCTATGAGAGGGTCAGACATTGCGATTAAGCAACATAGTCGAACTTACCAAACGCCAGCGGGTTCTTCACGCAGACGGACGCAATAGCGTTAATCATGCGAGCAGGGCCACCACCATTGTCCGTCAGTTCCTTCACGCCAGCGACAGAGCCGCCGTAGCGAACTTCGACATGTTCCATCGGGAGGATGTAACCGCAGAAGTTGTTCTTCAGGAAGAGGGAGGGGTGGAGGCGAATCTGACCGAAGTCGCCTTCAAACACATCAATCGAGGAGATGTAAGAAGATTCAGCCGCATTGCGGTTGAAGGTGCGAATCGTGGTCTGCGAGGCGGCAGTGGAGTTACGCTCCGTGTAGACGAGGTTCGTGAAGGCTCTCTTGAGGTTCGGACCAACAAGAGCGTCATACGAGCGGAACTGACCAGTCTGGCTGTAAATCGAGGTCAGGATATCCTGAACGACAATTTCAGTGAGGGACGAGACAGTGGCTGTCGATTCCGAGTCAGCGTCAGCATTACCAGCAACCGAGGTGGCAGGAGTGCGGAAGGCAGTCGGGATTTCGAGGTAGTTGTCGTTAGCGAAGTCGCCACCAGTCGTCTTGACAGGGCGAATCCAAGAGTCGAGACCTCTGGAGGCGTAACCCTGATTCGTGCCGTTGTCGGACTTAGGAAGGTTATTGGAGCAGAAGGTCTTTTCCATGTCACGCTTGAGCATGGTGATGCCCTTAGCGACATTGTTAGCGAGTTCGTCCTTCACGCCAGCGATGACAGCGATATCAAGCGTCAGCGGGGAGACACGAACAGCCTTGCGGAATTCCTGAATGTGATTTTCCAGTTCGTAGCGGTACTGGTTTTCGCCATCCTTAACGAAGTTCTGGATAGTGCCACCATTCGGGTCAACATCCGTACCATCGACAACGCCAGCCTGAGAGGCAACGGCATTCGGGAGGGAGTCAACCTGCCAGCGGAACTTAGTATTTCCAGGTTTGGAGCCCTTGGGGGCCATGGAGGTGAAGGGCGTATCCTTAGCATCAACGAGTGCGATAAGGTCAGCGAGGTCTTCTCTCTTACCAGACGAGAAGGAGGGTTCTGTGAGTTTTGCCATATGTGTATATGTGTTTGTAGGGTTAGTTTAGATGAACTTGGACGCTATGATTGCCGCAAGGTCGTTCTGGGAATTAGATTTAACATATCTCTTTGTCGCATCGGGGTCGCTACTGTCCTTGTAACGGCTGGGCGATGCGTAATTTGATGTGGGCTGGTGAGGGGCTCGCTGGACATTTCTGCCCTTGCTTGCGTTCTCTCTTGCTTGCATACCACGAATATAGTCACCAACTACAACATTGTAATCGGGGAATCTTGTAATCTGGGGAAAAGCCTTAATGAACGATTCTGCAATTTGTCGTTCCTTACTAGACTTATCCTTCAACCACGGATATTCCTTGTATGCAATGGCATCGACCTTGCTCTTAGTCTGAATATAATTCAGGCGTTTGGGTAGGTGTTCCTCCATAGCGTCCATAGCATTAAGTTTAATACGCTTTACATCATCGTAAGTGTATTCCGTCTCCGAACCATCAGCGTTCTGTACAACAATGCCGTTTGAGTTTTCCTCACACCATCTTCTAACCGACCTAGCCTGAGCGATTTCTTGCTCGATTTCTGCTATCGAATTAAGATTTGCGTAGGGAACTGCATCATCCGACTTGACTACAACTTCTGTGGACTTAGACGACTCGACTTGGGTTCTGAGGTCATCGACCTCCTTCTTAAGTTTATCGGCTTGTTCCTCCGCTTGCTTACGCAGTGCGGTCAACTTGTCGATTCGCTTTTGAACTCCCTTTGTCTGGAACTCGCTATTTTCACCATCATTAGCCTCTGCTTCCTGTGAATGAACTTCTTCGCCTTCATTCTGAGAGTCCGAATAATCCTGACTAACATCCGTATCTCTGAACTGGTCTTCTGAGCCATTATTGTCAGCAGGTTCAGCCGCTGTATCGGAATCATCTAGATTTCCGAAATCCCTGCGTAGGATACTCGCAAGGTCTTGTTCATTAAACTGACTAGATTCAGTTCTATCTACAACACTTTCGCTGTTAGGCTGGGAGGCGTTGTTATCTCCGTTTTGGGGGGTATTCATGCTAGTAAGAGCAAGGCTTTGTTTTTTTACAGCATTTAGAGTTTGCAGAAACTTAAGGGGACTAAAATGATTCCTGTTAGAAAGTCAACTAGATAATATCTATTCTTTTATTATGAAGTGCTTCTTTCCTTTCGGATTCAAGAACTGACAGGATATCGGCAAGGGCGTTGGCTCTTCCACAGGCGTGGATTCTTGACTCTCCAGAGGTGTTAGGGCTAAGAGCGTCAGCAGTCTCTGTGTCAATGTTCTGCTTGAGAATGAAGACTATTGTGTCCCAAAGTTCGCTTTTTTCAAAGGCAAACACATTCTGGTCATATTGGAAGTCGCTCATTATTCCTGCGGCTGTTGGGCCTCCTGTTGCATCTGGTCAGACACAGGCGTAACGCCAGTTCTGCCGATTTCCTTATTCTGCTGTTGCATAATTGACATTTGGAGGTTCTTCTGGTAGTTCTGCATTAGGGCGGCAGTCATCTGGTCACCCTGAGCCATCTGCTGGACCTTGGGAGACTTCTGGACTGTCTGCTGGAGATACTGCATCTTAGTGCCAGCCGAAGGGTCATTTTCAACATACTGAGGTTCGATGCCCATAAGCATCTTAACAATGTCATTCTGAACATCGTTGTACATCTTCTGGGACGCACTCTGCTGGTCAAGGATGATTTCCTTGGCAACATCAGGGGAGATGGCTTCGACCAACTTAGCGACCAACTTATTGCGGTCAACGACACCGCCAACATCGAGCGGAAGGACAAATTGACTAATAGACTGCAACTTCTTCATCACATACTCGTTATCCATGTCTCTAACATCAAACTTGACCTCAAAGTCGAACTGGTTGGCAATATCTGTAGCACCAAGGGCCACATTGACACCTGTGATACGCTGGAGTTCCTCAGGGGGCATGTATTGAAGCGAAAGTTGTAGCAGTTGCGAGTAAACCTCAGCCCAACTGTTCAGCCAGCCGTCAACAGACATTTGCTGGAGCATCTGGGTCTTCTGGGGGGCCACCGCTTCATGCGTAAGGCCAAAATAACTAGCCACATTCTTCTCAACCTGAGCAATAATTAGTTCCGCAAGGTTAGGAGAGCCTCTGGGCGGGTCCATGAATCTGTAATCATCAGGACTTGTGACAGGAAGTTGCAGAGCAGGTCCAATCTTATTGATTCCCTGAATACGCTTCTTGATAAGAATCGGAGGCATGGTCTCAATAGCCGTTCTATCACGGACGGCATCATGCTGGGCCTTGAGTTCGGCCTGTTCTGTGACCAAAATTTCAGGAACGCCTCTGGATTCCATTATTGACTTTCTAATATGCTCTCTTCTGAGTTCAACGAAGGGGTACTTGTTGTGGGCATAAGCCAACTTGTCGTGCTTAAAGTAGGCACTGCCCTTGGCATTAGGGCAGAAAATGGTATAGTACATGCACAGATTACCAGATTCGTCTATCTGTCTAGCATAAGCGTAGATGACTTCAATCAGGTTGCGGTTTCTGTACTGCTGGTTGCCCATCAGAGTCGCTACAGGCACTATGTTGGGGTCAGTATACCAACTGATGTTGCCAGAGGTGTTAATAGCCTCGTCAACGGCCTCCATGCTCCAGCCGTCAGACTTGACGAAGGAACGGAGTTCAACCTCTGTCATGTAGACTCTGCGGAAGATGGCTCTAGCCTTCTGGAGTTCAATTGTCTCAGGGGGGAAGCAAATCTCGTCATAGGGCTTAAGAGCCGTAAGGCGAGGAAGGTTTTTAGTAATAGACTCGACAAAGATGGTAGCCTCGCCCTTTTCACGAAGTTCCTGAATCATCTTGGCAACTTGGTCTTCAGGGACATTCGGCATGACCGACTGGAACATGGAAATGACCATTCCGTCATCTTCACCACTTCTAATCGCCTCAGGAATGCGTGTGGCAGGATTATCAGGTTCTTCTTGAGCAAGAGCCATAGCCATTTCGTCTATTTCCTGAATGCTAATCTTCTGAGCCTGAAGACCGATTTCCTGCTCCCAAGTAATGTGCATTGTTGACCAACCATACTGCTGGGCGTACTGAGCCCACAGTTCACCTTCTCTTCTGGACTCCATGCGGAGTCTGCAAGAGACAATGTGAGTAAGTAGCGTTGTCATGGCCTCAGCGTTAGCACCATCATCAATGGTAAGACCAGAAACACGCAGTTTCGAGAGTTTCCAAGTATTAACCCAAAGGGCAACCATCTCGTTGATAACTCTGTCGATAAGTCTGATGCGAACATCGGAAGCACCCTCAAAAGGCAGAGCAGGGTCATTCTGGGCTCTATTTTCAGAATGCTTCTTGCCATCAGTTGTCTGACCAGCCCACTTGCAGTAGCGAAGGTCATCATTGTCGGTCATCTCAACAGTGTTGCCACCATTGTACAAAGAGCGTCTCAGTTCACTAATCAGTTCCTGAACATCGGGAGCATCACTAGCCATTGCCAGTTTATCACGCTTTGTGTTGTAAGATTGCTTATCCATGGTCGGTTATTAGTTTTTAAATTACAAAAGTCAATAAGAATGAGACTTGTTTCTAGCCTTGAACGCATTATCGCCCTCATAGGAGGGTTCCATAACTGCTAGGTATCGAAGACAGTCAACAGGGTCTTTGCAAGCACCCTTTTCGCCATCTTGGTTCGTCCATTCACGCATTGCAAATATGAGATTCCTGCATTCCTCTGACACATACAGTTTTGGCTGATTGATAGGGCTAATGGGGTCGTTGGAATTATAAAACAGTAAGTCGTTTATAATGGCGACACCCTGCTCGATGTGTAGGCCAGCCGCAGGGGCAAAATACATAGGACGCTCACCAGCGTCAAGAAGTTCGATTAGACTTGTGCCTCCCTCGGCAGAAACCGCCTGAGTCGCACCAGCCCTAGGGTCAATGTACCTCTCCGCTATCACTTCCCCATCCTCAAGGTCCAAAATCAATTCTTTATACTCGTCAAGACCCCTACCCGCACCATTTTTCTGCCCAGAACCCATCTTTCCATCAGGTTTTTCACTCGGTAGAGCCCATTCACCATTGGAAACATCAGGCCATTCACGATAAATATAAAAATTGCCATCTTTACCCACCCTTAGCCACAACATGAACCAATTTCGAGCCCCAGCAGGGTCAACTACCATGAAATTAGTGCCTTCCTTGGGAATTTTGTCGTCTGTAACGATATTTTGGTCAGTAAACGAAGGAAATTGCGACCCAGCCGTGTTTTCAGCCCAGCCGTAGGCTCGAATTTTGATTTCATTACTCGTTTTCCCCTCCAGCGTAGCCGCAAGTTGGTCAAAAGGATTGTATGGATTCAGTTGCGAGTGAAACCATACAACACCGCAGTTGGAATTCATGGAGTCTGCCATGTACGGCATATGCCCTTTCGGGCAACCGCCGACATGGATACGCTCTTTGTCGAGCAGGACTGCGGGGAGTGTCTTCTTGAAGCGACAACCTGCGACATAGTCCTTGACCACCTGCGAGTATCCCAGAACTGGTGTGAAAGTGGTAATCATTTTACCTCGCCTAGTGATGGCTCGGTAACGGAGTGTTTCAATCCAGTCGAGCGGAACAAGTTCATCGCACCAGATAAGGTCAACTTCGCCACCTTCGATGACCTTCTTGTCCTGAGCGTAGTTCATGAAGAAGCACTGCGAGCGGTTCGGAAGAATAAAAGTGTTGTCAGAGAAGCCGTTCTTCTGAGAGTACGAGATGTTAGTGACTTTCGTCTTCCTAGCATTCTTTAGTTCGGGCGGCATGTACTTCCAGAGAACATTTTGTTGCATCTGGATAGAAGAAGAGTTTGTGGTATGCAGACACCAGACTCTGGCATCAGGCTTGTTGACTAGAGTTTGGATTACTCGCTTTGCGGCCCACTCTGTTTTACCCGCTCGGTTTCCGCCAAGCACAAGAACTTCGTTCTTCGTTTTAAGAATGGAGTCCACATCTTTCCAATGCTGAGGTTCATACCCATGCCTGTATGGGTCCATCTTCTCAGCAATAATCTTATCTTCTCTAAGTTGCAGAAGTTCAGCGACAATCTCTGGTCCGTTCTTGTCTACCAGAACACGAATCTCCTCCAGAGTCGGAGCGATGATGACTGGATGCGGTGTCAGATTTTTGATATCAACGCTCACTGCCTAAGAAAATGAGCCGACATGAAACTGCCTTTATCTTGAACTGCGTTGAATGTAGGAAGTTTGGAAAGTCTTTCAGTTTCCTTAAAAGCCTTAGCCCTTCGTTCAAGGATTGCTTCATAGTCTCCAAGTGCCTGTTCTTCTGGCGTAAATCTTTGCTTCCCAGTCCAAAGTGGCTCTTGTGGGACTTCGTTATAATAACCCATTGCGTAAAGTTGAGGGTCCATGCCACCTCTGCGAAGTTCCAAAGCAAAATTGTCAAGCATTTTACTTTCTGCTTCTTTTTCTCTTTGTCTTTCCGACCACTCAAATCTCATTTGAGGAGTAATTTCAGAACCTTCACCAAGAGAAAGAACAGGCATGACCATACTAAAAATGCCTCCTCTTGCGGCACTCTTCAAAAGACCACCTGCCACGCTACTAACAGTAGTCTGACCAATTCCTCCAGCAACACCTGCAAGTCTTGCGTTAGATAAAGGAGACCTAATAGCCCTATAGTCTTGATACAGACTCAATGGAGTTGTTGATGGCCTTGGGTCTGGAAACTTTCCATACATTGCGTTTCTTGCCATTCTTTCTGGGGCTCCAGCAACTGTGTCTATCATGTTTCCGCCAACCAAATTTCCAACTGTTTTGGCTTTTGCTGTTAATACATCTATATTTATCATGCTTCTTCCTAGAGAAGCAAGATTCTCAGGCATTGATATGTTGGCAGACGCAAACATAGGATTACCAATCTTTGTCTGGAAATTAGACTGACCTATGTCTGTAATGCTGAGTGGCATCAGCATGTTCGGTCCGCCACCCATAAACATGCCTCCAGTAAGACGCTGACCCTTAATAAGAGGGTCGGTCAATGATGCGGCAGGTGGTTTTTCGCTTTCAGCCATTGTAGAGGGAGTTCATATGCTTCTTGGTAATGGACAAAACGCAAGCACTCTCTCCAACGATTCTCACCTTGACAATACATCTAGGCTTAATGACAGAACTGTCTCGGCAAACAGCCTTAATCTTTTTACCATTAAATTCAATCTCTATGAGTCGCTTGTTCGTAAACCCACTTCTAAGAACTGTGCATTCATAAGTGTCTGTGTCAACCTTCGGGCTTTCAGTAACTGTAACAGGCTTATCAATAGTGCCAGTAAGATACTTGACTCCAACCTCGCTCCAAAGATAGCCCCACAGACGCTCAGGTCTTTTAGACACATCTCTAATCCAAGAACCTTCAGGGGCAGACTCTCTCAAAGCCTTAATTTCGGCCTTACTCAGATTCAGTTCATTCATCACTTCAGATTCCTTCTTCATGCAGACACAATCTACACTTCCTTTAGAATAGCAATTCAAAACCCCCATTAGAATCACTATATTGACTTATAAGTCTACCTAATACCATTACACCCCTACAATTATAGGCTTGTGATAACAAACAACAATCCCCCTAATAACCCCCTCGTTCTTAAGGGTGAGATTAGGTCTTATGGTCTTTAGGATAAAAAGTGTCCCTCTCCTAATGTAATCCTCAATGCCCGAAAAAAAACCCTCTTACACCCCCCCTCCCCTCTTTTATATAGGGTGCAGGGGTCATGTAAGGCTAT